ATTTGCATCATCATACAAACCATCATGTGTCTGAATAGTAATCATCTCATTAAAAGTATAAGGAATACCATGAGATTGAAGTAGGAATAAACCTCTATCTGGAACTGATGCGAATGGAAGATTTTTATTAAACATGTAATCCTCTCCTAATTTATCACGTCTCCAATTGTCAGTCTGAGGAACATATGATTCATGTTCTTCATCACCTATTTTACCTAAATCATGATTTAATGCTGAGAATACTAGTTCCTCAATTGTGAATGTAGAACGATCCATTTCAAACTCAGCCCAAACATCATAAATTTTAAGAGATGCGGCTACAACTCTATTTACGTGTTCTACATAACCACCTGGGAAAGCATTATGATATTCTTTTTTATGAGCAGCAGGCATGAGCATGATTCGCTCTTGATATTTTTCATAAAATTCAATCAGTTTTTCTTTACGGGGAGATGAAATGTATTTTTCAATGTTCCCTATAAATTCCTTCCAGTTATCTTGAATTTGTTCAGCCGTTAATTTCATTGGGTGATATTGGTTCTTGGTTTACAAATACTTTAGTATCTTCTAGTGCTTCCCTTAGTTCACGAAGTGTGTTCTCAACGTCTTCCTTCGTTCCCCCACGTTGGAGATAGTGATACAACTTTTCAACCTGTCCCTCACATTTCTCCAATCGTCTCATTATTATGTTTCTGTTTCTCATATGTTTACTATGTTTTTTTCAACCCTGTGGGATAAAGTTACGCATGAAGATTTAGGTAACCAAGTTATAGTTTATTTTTTCTCTACTTCGTCTAAAATTTTCTTTAAATGGGCACATTTTTCATATTCTTCCTTTTCCTGGAAATGAAAAATAGATTCCTCTAAAGCATTAACTAAGTATGTATCTAATATAAGATTAATAACCTCATTATGTTCTTCTAAACTAGGATCAAATTTTGAAACATAAAACCAGGCTCTTTCAAAAGCCAGATCATCTCCAGTTGAATTTATGTCTTCTAAATCTAGTTCTGGTTGTGCTTTTTCTAAAAACGATACAATTTTTTTCTTAAAGACTTTATGATTTTGAATTAATTTTTTAAACATCCCAAGCCAGTAAACTGGGTGGTCTGATAAATCCATGATCTGAATTTCTTCTTCTTGTATCTTTTCTTTTGAACCAGAATCAAATAAGTTAAATATCTCATTGATGTTCATATATCCATAAATATGGCGCCATATAGTTTTATATAGCGCCTATATTAAATTATCTTACGTTTATCGCCGAGTATTGCGAAATACGTTAACCTATTGATTTTAACATGTCAACTAGACCTGGGTGAGGGTAAACATCTACTTTATCTCTTCTAACAGAGTTATGAGTAAATACACCTTTTTCACCTTTAAGAGCTCTTGTAGTCACACCCCAAATATCCTCATTATAGTCTAAAGGAATACCATAAGCATCATTCCAGAATAATAATAATTCTTTTACAGAGGCAATTTGAGCTTCTGTATAGTTATGCCAGTATTTATATCCTTTATAAGGAGTATCTAGTACCATAACTTGGTTTGAAGGAACTTCTGTATTAACATACGTATAGAACTTACCATCTTTTTCTGTTAACTGTCCCCAGTTACAGATTTCAATACCAATAGAGGTTTTATCTAAATTTTTATAAGGTAAACCATGAACACCAAAATGTCTATTACCTAATCCTAAATGATAAGCCCAATATCTAGAGGAAAATCCTTGAGTAATTTCTCCTGAATGGTCAATAACAATGCAAGTGGCAATTCTTCCTTTATCATTTTTCCACCAATTCCATACAGAAGATGCTTTAGGACCACCAGCAGTATGATGAAGGAAAATTTGTCTTTTCTTAAAAGTTGACTGATAGTAATGTTTACTTTCAAAGTCAACCATTGTTATAGGTGGTAAAGGATAAGCCATTATTTATCCTCCTTTTTAGACCATATTTTATCTACAGAAGCAAGACCCAAAGCACCAAATGCTAAAGCAGCTACTGACTGAATCAATATATGATCTACAGGATGTTCTGTAAATAGGTTAATAAATAAAGAAACACATAAAGATAAACCAGAAACAATTCCAATAAATCTTTTTGATGATGGGGTACCTTTTTCATCTTTTAGTAACCCAGTTAACCAATCGATAATTTTTTTCATAGTAATAAATATTAAGCCTCTAAATCAGGAACAGTAACTTCAAATTCTGTAGTTTCTCCTAAGACTGCCTCTAAACCGTCTACATAACGGATATAGTAAAAATCGTCTAACTCGGAGTAGTTGTAATCAACCCAGTAAAGAGTCTCTCCTCCTGGTACGGGGTAGCCTTTGTAGTCTGCCGCTGCTTTTCTTGCGGCAATGGCCTGTTCTTCAGTTGTGTACTTATAGCCTGTAATTGTCATAATTAATATATTTTATAATGTGAATTTATGTCTGATTCGATACCTGGGCGGTTGGAGGATTGGTTGGAATTCCATAAAACTAATTCACTTAGGGATCCTTTCAACCTGGCACGAGTGGCTGTAATATTCCACCTATCACCAATTTTAAAATTCTGAGTAATTCCGTTAGTACCGCTGTCTCCACTTGATATTATTGCATTTACAGAAATTATTGAATTAGTAGAGTTGTGAACTGCAAATAGTGAATTTTGATTAGAATTAATAGTTACAGAAGAATCTAATATTGTTTGTGAATAAATAGCAAAGTTATCTGTTGCACCGCCAAAGTGTCCAAGTATCATCCTATTTTCATTGTCGTAAATGTAATGAGATGCATCCCCGTTAAGGTAGTCTATTCTACTAACCGCTATAGATGATATTGGTTGAGATATATTTGTTATGTCAACGTCAAATACATTATTTACTCCATTAAAGCTTAAAGCTGGTTTTCCATTTTCAACCACAGTAACACTCCCGGTCACAATAGTGGGTTGATTTGCTGCTACAGTCTGACTAGCATGATTACCATTCCCAGACTGGTCATACCAGGTTTTTACATAACCATCCCCTCCAGAACAAAAAGATTCTAAAGCAGTAATATCTAAAGAAGTACCGGTAAAATTAATATCGGTTTCTTGATCATCTATTGAACGTCTAACCCTAACGGCCGGACCATCATAATAAGAATTTAATCTTCTTAAAGAGTAAGCGGCTGCTGCATTCGGCCATCTATCCAATAATGCATTAAAACTAGGTTTACCTCCTACACCTCTAACTCTTAAATCAGAACCTGTAATAGGAACAGCAGGAATAAAATATAATTCACCACCACCCTGTTTTACAACAGCCGACATTTTATAATCATCATATACTACATTAGTAATACCACTATTGTATGTAAAAGATCCTGAAGTGTTTTTTGGTGAAGAAGAGGAATATTGTCCATCACTATTTGGAAAAGTTTCCAAAGTAAAATATGAGGTACCTGGATTTGATTCAGTAATAGACCAAGTAACTGCTTGAGAAGCAGACAAATTAGAGGGTAAATATGTTATTGAACCTGTGGTATTGAAACTAAAGGTAGCCATTTATAATAAATATACAAAAAGAAAAGGCCCACCAGATTAATGGCGGACCTTTAGTAGCTACTACTACGATGCATCTGACTGCGGTGATCTTAACAGGAGTCGAACCTGTAACCTACACATTAGAAGTGTGTTGCTCTATCCAATTGAGCTATAAGACCTTAAAAAAGGGTTCTTTAACGGGTTTAACTTATTTTAATATTCTTTACCTAATGATCTCCTTAAAAAATCAATTTTACGATTTGCTTCTTCAATTTCTTTTGAAGAAACATCATATAATTTATCTACTCGAGAATCAATTTTTCTATCTATTTTTTCTAATTCTGTATAAATACTATTAACAATATCTTCATCTGAACGATGTAGATCATTTATGTCTTGTTGAAGACTATTTAATTCATTAACTCTTCTATTTGACTCAACTACCATATAAGCCAACACCATTGTACTGACCAACATGATACCTAAACCAAAAGCTAAAATATGTTCCATAATTTTTTCCTTTCTATTTTTTAATATGTCAAAGAACCCTTCTGTACTACTGGCCGGGATCGAACCGGCACTGTCATTTCTGACAACAGGATTTTAAGTCCTGCGCGTCTACCTATTCCGCCACAGTAGTGAGTATATCCCACTCTTGAGCACCTACTTGAAGGCACTCAAACATAGAAGCATTAGGAAATTGACCTTTATGCTCTAGAGCAGAATAAACTAATTCAAGTTGTAATCCTGCTTTTTCTGCTTCAACCAAAATCTGATCACATTTATCATTTATAATTGCTTCTTGGATATCACTCATTTTTATATTAAAATAAATATTTTAAACAAACACGTTTAAATACGTCCCTTATGCAGGAACGTATTCAAGTGCTAAATCATATAATTTCTCATTCAAGACTAAATCTTGTTGGAAATTCTTAATCTTACGAGCCTTACGCTCTTTATTTCCGGCTTTATAACGGAAATCACCGTGAACCAATTTCTCTTGGATCACATTATAAACTGACCACAAATCGGATCCTTGATCCTCTTTACGTTTTGCAGTTAACAAATCGTTTAAATCGATCTCAATACGTTCTACTTCTTCTTCTTTGAAGCGACATTTTAGAGCATCTTCGGCAAACTTGAGAGCTTGCTCTTGATTCAACTCAATCTGACGGAACTTATTAAGTGATTCAACTGTCAAAGGTAATTTTTCAACCATTGATTTAATTGTGGTTTGTAACTCATCAAATGAATAACCCATATGACGGATTCTCATTTTCTCAAACTCAGTGGTTGAAATAACCAAACCATTCTCACAAACCAAACGAAACAAACCAGCTGTGAAAGTAAATGAATTTTTACCATCATGACTGTTTGTCAATAGGATTTGTGGAAAAACATTATCACCATCCTCGGCAGTGATTTGAATATCGTTATTACGGAATACAACCAAATGTTTTTGGAAACCAACATTCTTACGAGAACGAACTTCTTTAGCATCAACAACTCCCCATCCTAGGGCTTCCATATCATCAATAATTTTATCGGTTGGAATGTGTGAATACTTTTCACTTGTTTCTGGAGCGCCTTTAGCAGTGAAAATTGAAGGTGCTTGTTTACGGATCTGATCTTTTGAAATGAAATTTTGCTTAATGTCTAACATAACTTTTATTATTTTTTTATTATGCCGTGAATATACGAACCTTCTCCCCGGCAGCCAAATTTTTTGTTCTTTCTTTTCAATATTTTTTTATTTTTTATGGGCCATCCAAATGTTTGCTACTTACCTCAATACGTCTATCCGTATATACGAATATCCTAATCCATGGGCTCAAACATAGGACCCATCTCATTTATCAGATAGATAGCCTCGTTTACATCAATATCAAAAAACTCTCTATCATCACGTGTCCTAACATCACTTAATTTGGTGTGGACTGCTTGCTCAAAATCAAACGGGCGAGCACATTTGTAGTGATAGGCAATATTCCAATCATCAACTACCCCGGCGGAGTTAATCTGTTGTAGTCTTTTGGTGGGATGATTAGTGGTCATACCTATTTTACATTTTCCAGGGTAGTGTTTATTAACGAGGATATAAACATATCCACCAAGACCGTTGCGAGGTGAGCGGTCCTCGATATTAGAACCTATATAACGGAAATACAACACATCCTCCCAACCAATATTGATACCATCATCGTTAAACTTAGATGGATAATCCGGATCGGTACTTGGTACTCGTGTATGATGTGTAACCTGGCCCATCCGACTACCCCCCATTCCATCTGGTTTCATCTGGATGGGGATAAATTCTGGATTATTTAGTATTTGGTCGGGTGGTAAGTAAGTGCTCATAAATAGAAAACTTTTTTGTAAAAAACAATTACTTTTTGTCTTTTTCGAACATGAAGTTTACGGCAATCAAACCAAAACAAGTTCCGAAGGCAAAGCTTGCCATAATGTCGACAGCCCCGATTCCGGTGTTGGACAACACTCCGAACACAAGACCTAACAAGGCTAATTTGATGTTTGATTTTTTGATGGATTGGAGAGCATTTTCATCCTCTTCTAATTTTGTCATTCGGTTGGCACCCAATATGATACCTGACAATGTTAAAAATCCTAAGAAGATCACAACTTGACCTTTTACTAATCCGATCATGGCTAATACTGCCAATACTACTGCAACGATGTTTAAATTTACTTTTTTCATAACCTTTATTTCTTTTAATATGACGTGAATATACGAACCCTCTTTCGGGGAGCCAAATCTTTCTTTAAAGTCCCAACCCTTGATTGATGTCTTTGAACATTAATTGATCTTCAATCTGGTTTATTTCCTCATCCAATACCTCAATTGCCTCTACAAGGCTATTGATAAGTCTATCTTTGGATTTGGCTGGTAAGTAACAAAACACTAATTCTTCTTCTAAATTTAATAATTGAACACGTAATTGTTTTCTGTTGCTTTTTAAGCTGCTGATTGCTATTTCTAATTTTTCCATAACTCTTATTATTTTTTAATTAATTCGTTAATAGAGGCTCTGTAAACATTACCATTTTTATCTTGAAAATCAAGATTTACTTTGTGTACTTTTACTACTACACCTTCATAAACAATTCTTTCATATGAACGTCCGTCGTGAGAACTTGACACGTATTCTACTCTGTCACCTACATTGAATTGAACTTTTGGTTGCTCTGCTTTTTTAATTAACTTAATCATAACTTTTATTTATTAATACCTTAACACCGGGAATATACGTATATATTTTCCGATAGCCAAATCTTTTTTTCTTTCTCTTCTTTTTGGATTACGGATTTTTGAAAAATTTCCCCATAGTGGACTTTGGGGTATGTTATGGGGGATATAAGTATATACCTGTCGAGGGGTTATAGTTATACTAGATATAGATTTACATCTAAGTCCTTTTCTACGCGCATACCCGCCCGATGGACATCAGCGCGCGTGGGCCTATAGTGCGTACACCATACGTACGTACGCGGCCTATATTATGTAGGTACAATGGGGGTACCCCCTACGAGGTACCCACCATCTATATAATAATAAAATAAAGGTTTAAGCTTGAACGGCCTCTAAAGACCCGTAACGGATTTTGCTGTTGTTCAACTCATAGTACACTTTGTTGTCAACAATACCGTTTCTATTTTTAGTGAAGTTGATAAATGTACCTCCACCGTTTGATTCTGCCTCACGACGCATTTCACCCATTGCATCAACCAGGTGTTTTAATTTGTTTGAACCTGCAAACACACCCGCTTTGGTTACTTGCTGGATTAATAAGAACGAGGTAAAGTTATTTGCCTTATTTTCTCCCTTATTGTTCTTTACACACACATCCACCAACCATGACTCGGCCATTTTTCTATCCCAATTGTTATCATCTCTAACACCGTCAATTATTTCGGCAGCACTGTCAATCAAAACTAAATCATAACCACGATCCAAAACTTGCTCAATTACATCTTTGGTATTGTACTCAATAAAGTCCTGCATGAACAATGTTTCAATGTTTCCAAATTGGGGGAAACGTTGTGTGTATTTGAACATTTGCTTCTTACCCATCTCACCTGAAATGAATAGGCATTTGTTTCCTTTGTTTTGGGCAGCGCTCAATGCATCTAACAATACGGTTGTTTTTCCTACTCCAGGATCACCTATCATCATAATGTTGGTTGCTGCTGGTATTCCTCCCTCATGTGAGAACAATTGATCCAGCACCAAACCGGTTTTCATTGTTTTCATCATTTTAGGATCGATGTCCAAATTAGATAACTTAGTTACCTTTGAATCAAAATTGATGATTGATGGAACGTATGTTGCGTTCTGTGCTTTCTTACTTGGACGACCTCTTTTTACTACTTTAATGTTTTGCATAACCTTTATTTCCTTTATTATTATGACATAAATATACGAACGGGATCTCGGGGAGCCAAATCTTTTTACAACCAATTTTCATTAATTGCCACGTGACTGTATCTAACATTGTCCCATTTGTCTCGGTTCCAAACCTTAACCTCACTGTATACAACGTTTTTACCATATTGGCTACCTACAACCTCAAACATATCGGCAATGTTTTTCAATTGCTCCCATTTTGCTCTACTTATTTTATTAAATTTCCTCATAACCTTTATTATGTCGGGAATATACGAACCCCCCCTCGGGGGGGCCAAATCTGTTTTTAAATTATTTTCCAAAAATGTTGTACAACCCAATAATGGTCATTGCCGTCAACATGATTGTTCCAAACATGTACATTACGGCCATAATGGTTTCTTGCAATCTATTCTTCATGTTCATTATTATTAGTTCATTACATATGCTTTGTCGGCCCATGACTTAGCATTCACTGACTTGTATTGGATATGACAGTATAGAGCTGTGTTAAATAGGTCCTGATTGATATCACCCACAGTAACCTCACTCAAAAAACACTCACTAGCAAATACCTTCTTACCCGCACGAGCAAATACTGTGATGGGGAAGTTATTTTCATTTATGAAGGCAATCGATTGGATTGCTTTGGCTTGGAATCTACGGAACGCATCAACCGCACTTTTAGCTTTAACATCACTTGATGTCATGAATCCAGCTCTTGATTTGGTGATTACTCGGTATGTACCTTCACCCGCGGTGAAATTAGATTGTTCTTGTAATACAAATAAATTTCTGTTTGTGTTGTTGATAATTACTTTCTTCATAACCTTTATTTCTTTATTATTATGCCGTGAATATACGAACGAGGGTTCGGGGAGCCAAATTAGCCTACAAAAAATTCTTGAATGTTGTCACAAATCCAAACCACATCCATTCCATACTTTTCCTTTAGGGCAGCCTCTCTCTGGATTGCTTTAGACAAATCATTTGTTGGCATATCTGAATTGATAACCCCGTTCACTATGTACTTAACTGTATATCTCATAACCTTTATTATGGCATAAATATATGAACAGGATCCCGGGAAGCCAACCCCTCCCGCAAAATAATCGCGATTTTTTGTGAGAATTGTATATATTTTTTTCTATAGTGTAGAGTTTGGAGGCGCGGGGAAAAGGGGTT